TCCCGGTGTACTGATAAATCCAGTTTGTCCCGTTGAACCAAGCACCGTTTGCAACCTGCGTGAAAGTATCCCCCGATGCGGTAGACGCAATTGCTCCGGGGCCAGTAATGTCAAATGACTTGTACCCGCCTGCCCATGCGCGAGGCGTTACGCCCAGACCGAGGTTGCCACCGTTGGGGTTTAGCAGTAAGTCTTTATAGCCAGTTCCATTATGGACTGCTTGAATATATCCAGTATTAGCCGTCGTGTTGTAACCAAGGTGCAGTTGCTTTCCGGTCGCGTCGGAATCCTCTCCAAGAATTACCTGCGGGTTGGTGTAGGTGGCACTAGATGCAACAACTTTTAATTTTACAGTAGGACTCGTCGTCCCGATGCCGAGGTTGCCGGAGGAGTCGATGCGGGCGCGTTCGGCGCTGTTGGTAAGAAACCGCAACGAGGTTGAGGCACCGACGGCTTCAACCTTGTAAGCGTTGGCTTCGGTGGACATCTGCCCATATACCGTTGAGCCAGCCTTGAGGTTAATAACACCCGTGACGCTCCCCGCTACCTCAAGCGTGGTGTATCCACTTCCGTATGATGTAGGCGAAGCCGTCCCGATGCCGACGTTTCCAGCATTGCTGATGCGCATACGCTCTGAAACAGATGTACTACCAGACGGAGCGGTATAAAACCGAAGGCTTGTCGGAGCACTAGTGCTTGACCACGCATCATCAGCAAGACCTTGTATTCTTGCGCCTACCGTATAAGTAGTTCCTGTTGAGTAAAACTGCCAGTCAAGGGCTGGCGCACCTTGCCCGTCAAACGATGGGATAACCGCACGTTGCAAAAACAGGGGAGTTGTTCCTGTAACTGCTGCTCCGCCGTTTACGTCTAATTTTTGCGTAGGCGAAGTCGTCCCGATGCCGAGGTTCGTCCCATCAAACACCAGCGCCGTCCCACTCGTCGCCACCTTGCTGCCGTTCAAGTACAACACGCCGTTGGCGGTGCCGCCGTTGAGCGTGAGGTTGCCGGAGAGGGTCTGCGTAGATCCCGTGAGCGTAGTGATGTTGGCTGAGGCAATGCTCAGATTGCTGATGACAAGGCTGGTCAGCGTGAGATTGGTGATGCTGGCAGAGGTCGCTGACAAGTGCGTGATGGTCGCAGAGTTAGAAGCAAAATCCGCGATGTAGTTCAAACCGTTGACGATGTCCGTGCCGTTTGAGACAAGGACCATCTTCTTGCCAGTCGGTACCGATACACCCGTCTGACCCGACACCTTCACCGTTACAGCGCCGGTCGAGTTGTTGAAGATGAAGTAGAGTTTCTTGTTGGCAGGGACAACAAGATTGGTGCTTGCACCGCCAGTCCCGGTCAACTCGATGTACATGTTCCGGGCTACGCCCGAAGAGCCATTTGGGATGGTGATCGTCGTGTCAGTGCCGGTCGCAACCGCCTGAGTCACATAGCCCGAGATGGACTGCTCGATAAGAGTACCGAGGTTCGTGTTGGTAGTGGTGCCCCAGACACCGGCCTGTTCGCCAGTACCGATGAGTTCAAGGGCCAGATTAGTTGAATACGTGCTCATATCTAATTACCTCACGCCGCGATCTGTGTCCAATTGGGGTTCTGCGACGTATTAATTCCTGTCCAACTCGGACTTTGTGTTGTTCCTATTCCCGTCCAATTCGGGTCTTGATTGGTGTCGATAATTCCCCAGACGTTGACGGAGCCAACCGCCCCGGTGGCCAACACCCCAGAGACTACAACATTTGACCCTGCAGATACAGAGACAGTTCCTACCGCCCCGGCAGCCGAGACCCCCGTGACGAACACCGTTATCTCAAGCAGGATATTGACCGTGCCGAGCGCCGTGGTGCCCTGTACGCCCGTGACCGAGAGGACTTGGTCCGTGACGACAGATACTGTCCCCACCGCTCCCGTAGCCACAACGCCCGTCACAGCCGCCACAGCAGCCGCTGCAACGATTACATCGCCAAGCTCACCCGTCCCGGCAAGCCCCGTAACAACCGCCGTAGCCGACGCTGCGACCGTAGCGGTACCAACCTGCCCTGTCCCGACAACGCCGGTAACAGCAAGAACTTGGTCTGTCTTGACGAAGACGGTGCCCGTCTCGCCCGTCCCAGCAACCCCGGTAACCAGAGCCACCGCCGCTGCAGCCACCACAACATCGCCAAGCTCACCCGTCCCAGCAAGTCCCGTAACCGGGATGACTTGGTCTGTGACGACAAAGACAGTACCCGTCTGACCCGTAGCCTCAACGCCGTTTAGGACGACATTGGCGATACCAGAGACTACGACCGTCCCTACGGCACCTGAAGCCGAGACCCCGGTGACGGGGATGAGCGTAGACGCAGCAACGCTTACCGTGCCGACAAAACCTGTCGCGGTAAGATTACCAACACCCTCGCCCCAGCCTTGTTCGCCCCAGCCTACGCCAGAGGCGTTCCAACCGTCAAAGGCGACAATTACGCCTGCCACGGTCCTTTGCCTAACTTAATTAGGCGATACGAAGGATAGCAGTCGTCGAGGTCGGAGCCGGGAACTGGATGGTGAAGTTGCCCGCCGTCGAGGTCTTATCCCCGCCAAACGCCAGCACCGCAACAGTCTTGTTCGACTGAGTCGCGTTGTAGATCAACGCACCGTTTGAGGTGATGGTCGCGCTACTAAAAGTGACATCGTCGAAGTCAAGCCACGCGGTCGTGCTCGTGAAGGTCGGAGCCTGCGAGATCGTAAGCGTCAACCCCCCCGCCGTGTAGTTCGTGCCAGACGAGGAGACTTCGTTGGAAGTCGTATACGCCGTGGTCGAAGCATCGAGCGTGGCCGATGAGGTGTAGAGCGCGATCTTGAAGACATCCGCAGCACCCGAAGCACGGGTAGGCGCGGTACCAAAGTTGTGTGTCGCCGTCAAGATTTCAGTCTTGAAGGAAGTCGTCATAGCCTGAGTAATCGGCATCTCAATCTCCTAAACGCGAAGCCGCGTCACTAAAACCGTTTTCGTTCAAATACCGTCGCACATTCATCCGCTCGGACTCCTGCGCTTCTTGCAGGTACTTCACTAGTACCCGGTTCAGTTCTTCCTTCGTCTGTACGCGAAGGATGCGGGTTGTCGCCCGTTCAGCAATCTCTTCTGGGGTATAGCCCCGGTTCTCTGTCGTCTGGACAAAGACCTGACCAAGTTCCGTGTGTCCGTCCATCAAGTCACCTGTACCCGAGCCTGACCAGAACGATACGCATCCTGACGGTCCAGACCATCGCCCAGACGCTTGAGAAGCCCAAGGGCTTCCTGATACTTGGCATCGTAATTCTGCATCATATCACCCTCACCCTTGAGGTAGGTGTACGCCTCACGGAGCGAACCGTAGAGCAGTACCGTCTCGAAGTTCTCCCCAAGCCACGAGGTAGAGTTCGTGACGATGGAGGGCGGGTAGTAGAAGTAGTGCAGTTCTGCTGTGTAGTTGACGTTTGGGGTCGGCCCCAACAACATGGTCGCATTATCGAAAATGGCGTAGTAGGCAGGCTTACCTGTGCTGTTGGGCGGCGGATACGCAGCCCGGATGTAGTTCACGTCCTTGTTCAGCAGGTACTCGTACTCGCCCGTAGTCGGGTCGATGACCGCCAAGGAGAACGTCGAGAGCCAATCCGAGGGCAGCGAGAAGTACTGAAAATTCTGCGTCATCGTGCCCGTGGCGTTCTTGCGAAGCGCCGGGATCTGCACAGAGTTGTAGATGCGCTCCTCAGCCAACTGCACAAACGTCGGGATATTGGCCACGAAGCTCTGCTCCGTGGACTCGCAGTAATCCTGAAGCAGCGTGGATAGCTGAGCGTAGTTCATCGTTACGGAGACCAGCCCGTACGGACCTTACCGTTGAAGTCCAAGTTGATCTGCGAGACGAACTTAGTACCCTTCGTTGCGGCACCGGCACCTTTCATCTTCATGTGGGTGACGCCCTTGTTCACGTCCTTTTCAGGGTAGCCATTGCGACCCGTCGAGTCAGTGTTCGGCTTGATCTTGCTCATGTCCTTCATGTCACTTACCTCGGGCCAGATGAGCCGCGCACGGGACTGCGCTGATTCATGACCTTAGCCATGCCACGACCATACTTCTTCATGTCGCTGTTGGTCTTGCCACCCGCACGCATCTTCTTCGTACCATGCATGGCACGCTCGTGCTTACCGACTTCTTCCTTTGCGACCTTACGCATACCGTTCTTCATCTCAATCTCCTAAGTCGTTACGACCGTTACAGACCCGACCTGACCAGCCGGAGCCAAAGTGTTGGGGGTCAACGCCACATCAAACGAACTTGCCCCGCCTACCGGGTTCCATCCCCACTGGATCATTCTACTACCACCTGCGCCGTTATTGCCTTCCTCGAAGTAAGACAGGTCAGGGCGAGGGTTCCTAAGCGCCTGCGGATCATCGACTGGGTACAGCCCAAGCGACAACTGCGGCTGATCAGGCTCCCAGCACTCCGGACAGACCAAGATGTTCACGTTCTTGGTCTTGATAACAAGCGGCTTGAGGTCCCTCAACTTGTACCGAAACCCACACCGGTCGCACTCCGCGATAGCATGTTTGCCACTTGCAAACCGATTTGGCATTAGTAGCCACCCAAGAAACTCTGGCGGGGCACAAACCGCACTGCCGCCTTCTCCCGGTCTTCCCCTGCCGCCAAGTCCCAAGCCTCGTCGTACTGGGCTTTCAGGATCTGTGTGCGGACATCTGCACCCGGAATCTTCATGGAGAGCATGTAGGCTAACCCCGCTACCAAGCAGGGCATAAACCGAAACGGGATATCCTGACCGTTAGAACCCACACCGGGATCAAACATCCGCACAAGGCGCGTGTAGACGAGCGTCCAAGTGGTCGTGTTATCAGGCTTCGGCCATACCGTGTACTGCGGGTACACGATGACGTTATCAGCACCCGTGGCTCCAGTACGCCGATTGATCCAGATCTGGATGGGGCGACCCGTCGCGTTCTTGTTTGGGATGGACAGGTAGGTCGAAGAGGAGATACGCGAGATGTTGATGTCCTGTTGATTTGTTCCCGTGCCTGTGCGGATCACATGGTCAAGCAGGTCAACCGTATCGACAGGAAGGTCATACGTGCCTTGGTTGTAGGTTAGGGTCTGCGTGCCCGTCTCAAGCGTCCAAAGGTTAATACCCCGGTTCGCCCAGTCCATGAACAACAAGGCAAGGCTGCGCTTAGAGGTACGGAAGTCATAGCCCGTACGCAACTCAGCCCCACAACGCTCAAAAGCCTCCTCAATGATCGTATTAAGATCAAGGTTGAACTCGGTTGTGGCTGTAGTTTTGTCGGCCATTTACTTTTTATCCTTTACCCGCTTGGCGGTAGCTGCGCGTTTTAGCAGCAATGCCCTTGGGTTGCGCGACGAATTGCTTGCCTTGCGCTTTACCTTTTCGCTTGGCGGCGGTGGTTCGGGCGTACTCAGCAGGGCTGAGAGCTTTAATCGCAGCCTCTGGTAGGTATCTTTCACCCGTGTCAGAAGATCGTTTACCACTTTTCGTTCTCCATTTCTGCTGCCCCCAAGCCTTGAGGGATTGTTGTGGGGCTTTCAATCGCGGTATCCCCCGCCCTTGGCCTTATAGCTCTTGGCAAGCAGCTGCGCTTTGCGGGCGCTCCATTTTCCTGCGCCAGTACCCTGCACCGCACGGGACTTGATGGACTTGAAGAGGCTCTCGCGCATACCCGGCTTGGTGTAGTTCCCGGCCTGATTGACCTTGCTCTTCACCTTGCCACCCTCGGCATGACGAATCGGCTCACCCGTGCCAATCACGGGCTTGTTGTCCCCACGACGCTTGGCACGGGGGATCTTGCTAGGAGCCATAACACCCATACCACGCGACGGCATCATCAGACGAATCTGCCCTTGGTCTTGCCCTTGACGGCACAGCCATCAGCCCGCTTGGACGCAGAGGAGACTGAACCGCCGGAAGCGTACTTCTTAACCTTGCCGCCATGCTTGAACACGCCACGCCCCTTGAGAACGTCAGCGCGGGTCACCTTACCGTCGCCAGTCAAGTCAGGCATACCGCCTTTACGAAACGGTTTAGGCTTAACACGCTCATAAGCGTCTTTCGACTGCTTATCTTTCATCGCCTGCTCCTCATCCTCAGCAGCCTGCTCCAACTTTGCATCGGACGAAGAAGCCTCACGCGCCGCAGCCCTGCGACGGCGCTCAGCAGCAGCCGCCTCTTCAGCACGACGCTGGGCCGCAACCTCCTTCAAGAACTCCCGCCGGTCTTTGCTATCCGGCGGAGGCATCGCCTCGTTGGGAAGTTTTTTTGCGCTTGCCATCAGACCATCTTACCCTTGGTCTTGCCCTTGACGGCAACGCCATCAGCACGGCTCGAAGCGGAACCGCCCTTAGAATAGGCCATACCGCCCATTTTCATGCCCATAGGCTTGGCCATAGCGCGACCCATCTTGTCAGCCATGTCGCCACGCATCGACATAGCGCGACCCATCTTGTCCTTCATACCTTTCTTCGCCTTCATCTTCATCTTCATGTTCATCATTTCAATTTACTCCTGAATTTACGACCTTTGTCGGCCTTGGTAAATTCCTTCGCCACCTTGGTCGGGACCCCGACTTTTTTAGCGAAGGTTGGATTATGGGCGGCTGCCCGCATCAGATTTGCCTGTGCTTTGGACTTGCTTGGCATCTCAGCACTTCCACGCACGAAGCGACTTGTTGATCCGGCTATCAGGGTCGTTAGCCGTCTTGGCGCTCGTGAGCTTGCGCTTCATCCCAGACATCCGGGCACAGAATGATTTCTTACGAGCGCCGCCTTCCGGCTGAGGACGCTTTAGACCCGGCTTACCGGGGTTGGCACGGTTATAAGAAGCCCGACCTTTGGCATTCAAGCCGCCAGCCGGGTTCTTGCCTTCTTTCCGTTGCCAAGCAGGGGTCTTAGCCATAAATCACCATCGTCGAGATAACGGCTGACGGGACGATGTAGATGCTGGTCTGGAAAAGCAGACCCTCACCGGGCAACAGCACGTAGTCCGGCGCAGTGGAACTCGCCTTGGTGTTCACTGCAATCTTGACCGGGCCGCTTGCCCCACCGTCATAGAACGTCACGGTGCCTGCGCCGCTATCTGGGACGATGTAAATCGCCTTTACACGAGAGCGACCAATAACAAGGCTATTTTGATCCAGCATGTCGCCAGCAGAAGTGGCGACCTTACTAGCAAGGACATCTGTTTGCATACCCATCCTAAGTCTCCTGTAATGAATGAAGGGGGCTTACCGCCCCCCTACGAAATCCTTACGGGACGAGACTGGCGTACAGACCGATGTAAAGCGTGGTGCTACCGATGAGAACCGGGATGCGTCCGGACTGAACCGACACCGTGCCCGAAACCGAACCCGTGGTCAGCGTGGTGCTGCCAATGGTGAGCGTGGTGCAAAGCAGGTTGGTAATGACAGCCGAGTCAGAGGCGACAACGCCAGAGAAACCATTCTGCGAAACAACCGGGCCGGAAAAAGTAGTAGTAGCCATTAAAATACTCCTTACATGCAAGTAGCGTAGCAGTCTGCATGTCGTCAGCCGGGCCTGTCTGCTACGCTAAAATTACCCCGGAACGTACACTGTATACGCCGTATCCAAAGGGGTGTCAACAACCTGATTTGACTTGGCAAGGTTCTCTTCGCGGGTAATGACGCGCAGGTTCCAAGGGACGTGGAGGCCGGACACCGTAGAGCCTAAAAGCGGGATGATGTGATCCACGACATACGGCACCCCCGTGACCCGGCTCACCGTCATAGCGTCGATATACAACTGCCGTATAGCCCGCTTGTGCTCCTTGGCTAACCACTTGGGCGTAGCGTCCCGAAACCGGCGACGGCGGAAGTTGACATGGGCGCGGTAAAGGTCGGGGTTATTGTTTTTGTATTTGTATTTGTAAAGGCGGACAACATCAGGGGTCCTTGCTTGTGCCCGAGCAATCACTGTATTGCGGTTTTTCTTATAGTACCTCCGCTTCGATTCTTTACCCGTCTCAGATTGGTTGTACTGCCGGAAGTACCCCGCACGGGCTACGTTCTTTTTCTTCCAGTCAACCCTTAAGCATTCAGTGCAGGCTCCCTTCGTCTTGCGGGGGGCGACATGGCCGTGCTTGCACGACTCTCCAGTGAAGTAATGCTTAGCCCCCGTAGCCTTAGCTTCGGCGCGGGACTTGGGCAAGGTTGAAGTATCCATCTGTAGCTCCGTATTACGATACGGGTAAAGCTTATATAGCGGATTTCAAAAGGTCAAGACAAAAAGAAGGGGGCCGAAGCCCCCTTCCCAATCAGCGTAAGTTACTGATTTATCAGGACGAACCGGGCGAACCGAACATGCCAAGCGGGTCACTCCAGCCGAAGCTGTAGCGCTCGCGGGACTTGTAACGGACGTTGCCGGTATCAAAATCCCCGTCCATTGAGTTAGCCAACGGAGTACGCACGAAGTGCTTCATGCCATTCGGAACGTCCGTGGTCAGATACCACGCGTTCGTGTCGGTCAAGAAGTGGTTCACCGTGTAGCCCTCCGGAATCGACCCCATCGCCTTGAGAGCGTTGATGTCGTTGTCCGCAGTCGCCACACGAAGCTCCGTATCGAGGAGACGCTTCGCAGTAAACATCAACGGCGGGGGCACGATGAGTTTGCGAGGCTTCGCCGCGATGAGCAGTCCACGCTCGTCGGTCCAAGCAGCGATCTGAATGACAGCGGCCTCAAGCGAAGTTTCGTTGAGGTCCGACGCAGTCAGACGGTTGCTGTTGGAGCCGCCCGAGACAAGCGGGTGATTCGCGCTGAACAGGGCCACACCGTCGCCACCAACGTAGCTGGACGAGAAGCCATTGTTCAGAACGGAAGCCGCCTTGACCTGCTTCGTGTACGACATAGCACGAGCAAGAGCCTTCGTATAGCGCTTGCTGAGCGACTCGTACAGGTTGTCTTCAACCGCTTCTTCCGTGATGGAGAAGCCGAGAGCGATGGTCTCGTGACTGTAACGAGCTGTCCAAGCTTCCTGCGCATTATCGTACGCAATGGCGGCACCCTCGGACTTGACCGGGGCAGCGGAGAATCCGCTCAGCTTCGTCTCTTCTTCAAAGGAACGCTCGGAGGTCTCAGTAGCGTAGATCTCCTTGTGCTCCTCACTATAGGACTTGTACTCAAGGCCAAACAGGGCGTTCAAACCCGGAAGGAGTTCCTTGAGCAGTTGTGCGCGTGAAATAGCCATTTCTTAGAACTCCCTTATTAAACGCCGACCGGGCAGTTATAAGCGTGACCACCAACAATCAACGAAACGCTCGTGAGGTACGGTGCATTGAACTTCACGATAACTTCGGGATAGTAGGTAGTGCCGCTCGAAACAAACGCCGTGTCTTCGACCACATCAACGATACGCATCGGCAGAGACCGGGTGGTCGCAACCGAAGACAGCAGGAGACCCCGCTGCGAGTCGTTCGTCGTCGTGTTCAGTGCTTCGTCAACCAATGCAACGTTAGCACCGATATCTTCGTACACGAATCCACTCGTGGTCGAAACCACAAGCGAAGCCGATACGCCCACAGCCTTGAACAGGGTGTTCGGATCATCAGCCACATACGCCGTAACGTACGTACCAGACTTCACCGCCGTACCCGAAATCCAAGCCTGCG